AGCTTTCTTTTCTGCTACTGTATTATTTAATTTCAAATACACTTTCATCTTTTTAATATGGTCATTACTTATAGAATAAGAATTAATTAATTTTTTTAACAAATTATTTATAATATTTTTATTATTGGCGTACATTTTAACATTGATATCATTTTTACTTAATTTTTTAAGTGGAGTTTCCCGAATTCTTATTATATTAATACCTAAACTTTCAAACATTTTAGTTTTTCCGCTATCAAATTCTTCCCTTCCTTTATGATAATATGAACTATCAAATTCGATACCCACATTAATTTCTGGTATATAAATATCAATTTCATGTTCTTTATCAAATATAAATTTAAATCCTTGCGGATTAATTTTAGGAAATATAGATTTTAATTCGAATAATAATTTAATTTCTTGTATAGATTTATTAGAAATTCTGCATTCTGGACAGCCTGACCCAAGTAATACGTTCTGCGGTTTATTCTTCCAATGTTTATGACTTTTGCATATGTTACAACCAAATATAGCATCAGTATTAGTATCAATGAATATAAATTTATCAAGTTTTAAATTATTACCATGTAATTCTTTTATTCTTTTTATAACAATATCTTTTTCTAAACGATGACTTATTTTTGAACACTTTGGACAACCATGTTTAAAATATGCTACATTTTTAACTTTGGCCGCCCAATATCCATGCTCTTTATGTTTATTACAACCAAACCAAGCAGATGTTTCCATATCCTTGAATACAAATTCATCTAAATTAATATTAGTGCTATGATGTTTTTTAATTAATTTAGAAACATATTCTGTTGATTTTTTATATGCTTTACATTTTGGACAGCATCTCTTACTTCGCATTAATTTAGAAGGTGTTGATATAAAATCACCATGATCTTCGTTTATATTACAAGTGAAAATCGATGGAGTACCTAAAAATTTTAATTCAAATCTATCAAATTTAAATTTACCAGAATTTTTTGTTTCGATTTTTTTGATCACATCTTTTCTAGTAGTAATTCCTTTTTTACATTTTAAACATCCTCCTCTGCCACATAATAAATTTCCGACTAAGTCTTCCCAATACCCGTGTTCTTCATATTTAGCACACCCAAACCATCCTTTTGTACGAGTATTAACATATACTAACCTGTCTAATTTTAAATCTTTTCTATGTGACAATTTTTTTAATACTTCTTTTTGAGAAAATCTTCGCTTTTCTGAATTTTCTTTAATAGCACATTTTGGACAACCTGATTCATTAGATATTAATGATATAAGTGTAGTTTTCCAATATCCATGTTCTTTATTTTTATTACAACCCACCCACGAACTATTTTTATATAATGTATAAACAAAACGATCTAATTTTAAATCATTACCATGTATTGCTTTTATTTTGTTAATTATTTCTTTCTGTGTTAATTTTGCTGCCATAGTATCATTATATTCAAAATTTTCATTATGTTTGTATGAATGGATGGGTGGATCAACCCAACAAAACATATTTACTACATCAACAGATAAACATGTAATATTTTTCTAATATAATATTTAACACTGTTACTATAAATAAACTTCTTCTAAATAAATGAATTATTATATTCAGGTATGTACTACAAATGATACTGGTAAAATCTCAGTTAAAATAAACACTCACACGTCTTCAAAATATATTTTCAAGTCTAAAATAATTAAAAAGTTTTTAGATTTATCAAATAATTCCGTAGGCTTTAGAACTCGTATAGTTGATGATCTACATACAAATAATTATTATATAGGATGGTTTTCAGATAATACACATTACTTAGGTTATCCTATATCCTCAGTAGAATTTATTATATTTAATGATTTAACAAATAAATCTTTACTAAACAATGTCTGTTTATCGTTTTTGAGATATAAAACTATTAATTATTTACTAGAAAATTAAAATGAAATATTACATTTATAGTTACAAAGCAAGTGTTCTTAATTCGGTAAAGTCAAGTTGGCGTATAGTTGAATATTCTTCGGTTAGTCAACTTATAAATTCAAACCAAGTGATAGAATACTTAAAAAATAAATCACATGGTAATGAAAGAAATATTATGCTAACAAATTTATATGTTCGAAATTATTATGAAGGTAATTGCTTAAATCATTTTGCTAGTTCAATAGCACCTGTCGAACAAATTACAATTGAAATTTTCAATGAAAAAACAAATAAAATTTATCTCAATTGTGAATGTTTAAAATTTATGAGGAGTAAGTATATCAAAAAATTGCTAGAAAAAATATGAATTATTATATTTATACATATAAAATAATTAATTTTGAAAAGTCTGATATTTCTGTAACAAAATATTCTTCTATCGAATCTCTGCGTGATTCACAAATAATTTATAGGTTTTTATGTAGTACGGATGATCCTGTCAAATTTTTTCTAGATATAATATATGATATGAAAAATAATTTTGTTTATAAAAATAGTTACTATGTCATATCAGCAGCATTAGAATCACAAATATGCTTCGAAATATTTAACGACAAAACACCTAAATCATTATTAACAACAGAGTGTATAAGAAAATTACGAAATATTAAAATCAACATACTGCTCAATAAATGAAATATTTCTTAGCTCATATCGGTAGATTGGAAGGAAGAACTGGACACATCACAACTCATTTATATAATATACAAATTTTTAATGATATATCAAACATCATGGATGATTTTTATTTTAATTTTTACGCATGTACTGAAACAAAAGATAGTAAAAAATTAAAATTACTAGATATACAAAATCATTTTGAAAATTCTCCTGACGCATCTTTTACATTAAATGTAAAATCAAAAAATATAATGTTTAATTATTATTTTTGCATTTTTAATGAGAATTTAAACATTGATAAATTCGTTAGCGATTTTAAATTAACTGATTTTCCAAAAGATATTGTCACATTAAAATCTACTTTAAGGAAAAGTAAAATAGATAATATTGTCGAAAAATCTTCTGTATTAAATAGGTTATTTAATTTTTTAGGCTTTAGATAAAATATTATTTTTATAATATTCCTTTACTTCATAGGGTGTGTATATTAAATTGGTTCTATTTTATTTATGTACTCTGCTGGTAAATAATCTATAATAGAATGAAAGACATAACCACTATCATATTCACCCGGAGTTAAATAGGTTCGTATTTTATTAGCTGGAATCTTAAATTCAATAATTACCTGATTTGGCAATTTTTTAATGATGGCATCTTTTTGTGTCGTTAATTGTGGTGTATGTTTATCCCTTGTTTCATTTTTAAAACCGTGTTCCTGTATGTTGGCTACCTTATCTTCTGTTGTTGATCCATAAAAAATACAAAAACCTTGATCAAGTGAAGGAATATTAATCTTAAAATACTTGAATAAATTTTCCTTATTATTAAGGAAAGTGTTCTCTTCACTGATAAATTGGGTATATCGAAGAATCATATGTTTATATATTAAAATTTAAAAATTTGGATTTATAAATAATATGGTGTATATTTGTATTCTGTATATAAACAACTAAAAACAAAAAAAACATGACTTATTTTATTATTTACTGCACAATTGGTATGGTTTTATCATTCTTATATATCTGGTACTATGATGATTTTTATTTCCTTAAAAAACCAATTTCATTAGCTGACATATTTTTTGGTATCATAGCTATACTTTGTTGGCCTCTACATGTAATTATTTTTTTGTCAAAAAAATGCGCAAACCAGATTTCATCAAAACGGTTGAGCAAACTTTAACTAATGAAGTCAGTGCTTTTGATTTTCTTAAAAGGTTTGATACAATTGATGAAACTAAACTTAAAAAAGAAATCGAAAATTACTTTAATGAGACCAAATTGTCCGTTAATGATTTTAAAGTGTTTCTGAATTCGAGTAGAAGTATATTAAGTTCCATAAAAGATCCAAATGCTGTAAAATATATTGCTATTATAGACCGAATACTTTCTAAAATTTAAATAATTATTTGGTTTTGTTATTTATATAACGTATATTTGTAACATAAAACAAAATAACATTTTAGAATTAATATATAATAGTATGAAGACAGATGAAACCCGCATTGTAAAATTCAATGAATTTTTTGATAGTGATCGCGATATCAGCAAAAACGTTAATATTGAAGATTATCCACCAGATGCGGTGGATTATAAATATACTGGTCTACCTATGATTATTTATACATACGCCATAGGTTTAAAAGGATTAACCCCTGTACTAAAAGTTCAAAACAATTATAGCACAAAACAAATGTATAATAATTGTTTTACGGTTTCTATATCTAATGACCCGAAAATAATTGACGGAGATTCGGATAAAATTACACATTCAGATTTAACTAAACTTTTTAAATGGGTAGTTAGAAATAAAATAATTTTAATAAATTTGTGGCATTATGATATAGATAATCAAGATTTTTTTGACAATTTAAAAAAAGCATGAAAGATAAAGGACATATTGTAAAATATAAAGATTTTACAAATAATGGTATATTAATGCAGCTTTGGAATCGTGAAATAATTACACAAGATGCAATTAACAGTTTAAAAAATTTAACGTAATAAACAACTAAAATTAAAAACATGACCTATTTTATTATTTCTCTTGTCTTTATGATCAGTGCACTTTTGGTGTCTAAATTTAAACCTAGTATTTTTAAATCTTGGTTTCCCAACGGTGGATCTTGGTTTCCAAAAGAAACTTCAAATATCCCTTGGCATAAACAAAGGTAAAGTAGTAACATACCTGTACCGTTCTACTGGAAAGTAATCGCAGTAATTTTTTTATTTTAATTTTTATTGTTTCATCTTACTTTGTAAAATAATAACATCATTATGAAAACATACAAACTCTGGGATACAAAAGAAAAAATGTATTTTGATAGTAATCCCCAAGAAAGTCTTAAAAAAGCCGAAGATATTAAAAACAATTGTCTGGACGCTGGTGTGTATCCAGACGATCCACATACAGTAATTGAAATTCACGAATTTGTTGATAATATTTTCATTAAGAAAATTGATTAAAATGGAAAGTCTTAAACTCAAATGTACACCAGTATTATTACCGACAAATTCCTCTTTCTGGAATTCGGAAATTGCATATCTACAAGCCACAGAAAATAAATTGCCTTCTAGTATGCAAGAAGGATATGGACTTTTTATGAATGAGAATAAAAAATTGGAGTATCGAAATGATTTAAATTACAATACTTCTAAGAAACAAAATTTATATCTTGTTTCTAAATCAAAAAGTAATAAAAATCCAACCGGAAGAGAAATAAAACCGGGAGATTTTTATATTCATACTGGCATCAGCCCTAATACAGGTGAATATAAAACAGTTAATGAATGTGGGCGAGGCTTACACACCTCAGAAGTATATGATTCATTAATCAATCCTACTTACGATAAAGATCAATTGTTTATTGATGGTATGTTTGCAGAAGATTGTGAAAAAATTGAAGCAACAACTGATCAAAGTTTAAAATTACCTTTGATTCCTCATACTTTACTTCAAATTTTCCCTTATAATGAATCATATATTAAAGGAGTTTTTAACTTAGATTTAATTAAATCATCATTGAATAACTGTAATAGTAGCAGTAATGAATTAGTTGTAAAAACTAATAAAGATAATGAATGTTATGCATCAATAGTAAAATATTCTTTTAGTAAAGAAGAACTGCTTGAAGTAGCTACGTCAGTTGAAGAATATCTTATTGGACACGTGAAAGGTAAAGAACTTATTACAGAATGGTTTAATGAATGGTTTGATAATAAATATTGAAATTATGCCTACTACAAAAGAAATAAATTCAAATATCGAAACTTGGTTTAAAAGCTTACGAATCAAATATGAACCAAGTTTAAAATTTCCTTACAGTTCAATATGTATGGATTCTGTTGATAAAAAAGCAGGAGACGAAATTGAAATAATCGCTCGTGGTCCTTATACTTTTATACGAGAAGTTATAGGCACTGAAATTATACCTGATTTTTGGTGTAAATAATATAACACTTGTCCAAGAGAAAAATAATGAATTACAACGAGCTAAATCGTATTATTAATTTATTTTACTTAGGTTTAGAATATAACGACAAAGATGTAATTAGATATTACCTCAAATTATTAAAAGTAAAAAATTATTGTGCACCCGAATGTAAAAATAGTAATGTTACTTTCTTCGGATATAACAGTCGTAAAATATTTTTAATATTTGATTCTGCTAAAGATTTTTTGACTTTCAATTCTGAATCTATTAAAATTATTTTTGGTACTAAATCTTATATGGTAATGTTATGGATAATTTTCCTAGAAAAAGAATTTAGCATTAAATTTAAAAGCGGTAATTTCCAAACATCTTTTGATAACACCACATGCATTAATGATTGGCATCATAAGCACATGGAGAAAGATTATGATAAAAAAGCAATCGGATTTAGTTGCCGTTCATATAAATTGATAGAAAACAATGAAACGTTTAGTTAAATTAGTTAAAGGAGGTGCTGGATGTGGATGTAATTCCAATGGTATTACTATCCAAAGTATCCCAGCTGATGGTGAAAAATCTATTAATTACTTAGCTAAAATACAAACAAAAGCTGTTGAAATTTTTGGTAAAGGTGCATCATTAAACACCGTCGGTACAACATATGGTGTCCAACTTAGATTCGCTGATTATAAAACCAATCTTAGGATTGCCAGACTACTAATAAAAATAGTAGACTCTGAAATTGAATTGAAACAATATAAAACGTTAACGAAAGAAACTAAAAATTAATTATATAATATATTTGATAATATAAAATATTCTTCGTATCTTTGTATTGTAATAATTTAAAAAACAAAAAATGAAAAAATCACAATCGAAAATTATAGAATTTACGAGGTCAAATTTAAAATCTTTTTTACCTGTCTTATCCGACAATAAAGTATTTAAACACCTCGATGTTCGTCTTTCACATAAAGGAAAAACTAATATGTGGGATTATATGGGTAAGATAACGGAATATGATAATTATCAAAAAATCGTAGACAGTATTAAAACAGGACATACTACTGGCATAAATGATGAAGGTGATAAATATTTTATTTCTAAGTATGAAAAATGCCATCTAGTAATTAACTGGGCACTTGGTAATGGTATAAATAGTTTTCCGGGGTTCTATGCAGGTTTGGTTTTGCGTAATAACAAAAATATACCTGAGAATGATGAATTAATTGTCAATGCTGACAATGTAGATCAACTTTTAAAAATAATTAATAAAGTGAAAAAAGAAACACCTAAATCATAATTTAATCACATATGGTAAACCGTTATCTTAACCTCAAAATCAACGATCCTAAAATCGCTGATACTATTAACAAATTAAGAAAGCATTTAAAATCCTCCACACCTAAAGATAAATTTAAATCTGCTGTCATAGAACTGGATAATATCAGTAGTAGTTTTCTGTCTGAGCAAGACGATATGTCTACAGCTAAAATTTTCCGGTATTTAAATAGAAAATGTTCAGCCCAAATTGAATTCTTCAAAAATGATCGTACCCCTATCAACGGCCAAACTTTCGGTGAGTTGATGCAAATTTATGACGAAAGATAAATTTATAAGTATAACATATTATGATGTTTAATAACTAACTTATAATAATTCACATGATAAAATATTTTCTATATATTTTAATCTAATATAAGGAATTCGTATAAGGTGTATGTTATTGGCACGACAATAATTGTCTTTAATAAAATCATTTATTTTTCTATTGTCGAATGCTTCCTGCCCACCAAATTTTTCTTTAGGATAAAAATGTTGTGACCCATCATATTCTATACAAATATTTAGATCAGTAAGATAATAATCAAACCTTAACAATCCTTTATTTCTACAATTTAAAAATGTTTTTTCAGTTTTGAAATTTATATTATTTTCGCATAAAAATTTACGTATATATTTAGATCCTAAAGACTGTAATAAATTAACACAATCAGGACAACCACACCCCGATAAATGTGAAAATGCTTCTTGTATAAAATCTCCATGTATCGCACAGGTTATTATAATAGGATCTTTGGCTCCGGTATATATAGATTTTTCATATGTATACAATCCATTATGTTTTGAAATGGCTTTAACAGTAAATTCTTCAGTCGTCATTTTCATAGTATTATATGAGCATTTAGCACAGCCATATCCTTGTAAATGAGAACTAGGTCTTATACTAAAAGTTCCATGTGTCTGACATATTACATCGATATCAGTATGCACATTTAGTAAATCATATGGATATGTGTATTTATTATCATGTACGATATTAGCTTGTTTTACAAATTCTTCTTTTGTATAAGGAGTGTAATTTTCAGCATTTTCAGGTTTATATCCTAATAAATGCCCATCTGGCCTCTGTAAATATTCTATATTATTGTATATAATTATTACTTTACTTAAAATATTTACATAATTAGTTTTTGAATAATTATATTTATTACCGTGTATATTTATTGCTTGCTTAACAAAATCTTCTGTATTTTGTATTTTTGTTTCAACTATATGTCCATTTAAATGAGAGTTTGGTAATTGTTCATATATAACTTTTTTATAAATAATTTTAATTTTTACATCACTCCGTACATATGTAGTTAAACTATAATCGTATTTATTACCATGTACTTTTTTAGCTTTTTTAATAAATTTACTAGTTGTCATTTTCTCAGGTTTATGCCCTGCTAAATGTAAATCAGGTCTTTGAGTATATTCATCACCATCATACTTAATTATAACATGAACTTTACTATTAACATATATTGTCTTTGAGTAATCATATTTATTCCCATGAACTTTTTTAGCAGCTTCAATAAAGGATTTTGTGTTCCATTTTTTATGTATTTGTTTCATATAATCAATTTACTTTCAAGTATATATTAATTTTTTATTTCAAAATACTATCAATCATATCCTTTCGCATAATAGACATGGGACTAATGTTATCTATGTAATTCTCTATATTAAAATCATCGTGTATAAGTAATTTAAACGACTTATTGTTTAATCTCATCAGATACCACATATCACACTCATTAATGGTGTAGTACGTTAAATATCCCTCAAATCCTTCAATTTCTTCATTAGGTACTACATAGTCCGTAAATATTGAATAGTCCTTACTGACATGAATTATAACACCCGATGCGTGATTATATTCCGGTAATATGTAGACTAGAGGACTATCATTATAATTAAATCCACATCTACTACATATGTAATGCTTTTCAGTATACGAAGGATCGTAATAATCTATATTTATATGTTTATATTTACATTTTTTACAGGAAGTCATTAATGTTATATATTATTAAAATTAATATATAGTTTTATGCTATATTTAGAAAGTTTCAAAGAATTCACTTCTGGTGATAAAAGTCTGCAGGATGTTTTTAATATAATTAAAAAACGCCTTAAAGCAAACAATAACAACGATTCTGAAAATGAACACCTTCTTGTTATAGAAGATGCTATACAAAAGTTTAAAAAATTAGAAGATTTAGAACTAAATAGCTTATACGAATTAAAAGATTTACTTAATGATATGCGCGATAGACTTGAATTTCACGGTGACGAAGAAAAAGAGTTTATTAAAGACATCAAAAAGATTAAGAAAAAAGTAAAGAAATTTATAGAAAAGAAAAAATCACCCGAATCTTCTAAAAAAGAATGAGTGATTTTTCTTACCGAAATCGAGGGATTAACTAAAAAGTGTTTTAGCGTCTAATGAATCTTCACCATCATCTTCTGACTCAGCAACTGCTTGTTCAAATTGCTTATTAAGCTCTTCTAATTCATCAATTGATTTATACTTAAAGTAATCATGTAAAATTGGATCAAGTGCTTTCAAAACTTTTTCGTTGAAAACTTCATCAGTAAAGAGTTGTTTAATAGAAACCGATTTATCAAGGTGATTAACATACCAACGATTTCCTCCTGGTTGAAAAGTCATTTCACCAGTTTTTTTATCAACTAACATCTTACCTTGTGCAATTCCAACTGTTGAGAAGTATTCAGGTCTGCAAAATGCATCAAGACCCGAATACTTGTTTAAGCCAGTGTTGAATGATACTTCAAATTTAATTTTTTTAGGTTTAGCAAGACGGTTTTTTGCAGTTTTAAAGGATACAATAATTCCACTTTGTCCCAAGTCCATTTCATCCATCTCACTTTCGTTCTTTAATTTCGCTTTCGACATCATTCCAATTGTCGATGCGTGATATTTAAGCCCGTTCCCGCCCTTCAATATCTCTTGCGGAAATAAATCCTGGCTTAAATATACGTGGTTACAAACGACCATCGGTATATCACAATATCCAAGATCGCTTGTAATCGACCTGAACAAAGCCGCAAGCGACTTTGCTCTGGTCATATCTTGTTTTATATTTCCCTGAACCAAGTCATTTTTCTCTTTGTTCGATGACATTGCTCCAACGGAATCTAAAACAATCAGCATAGGTTGCAATTCTTCACCTTCCATTTTTTTCTGTTTCAAAGTATCAATTAATTGTGTAAGTGCAATGTTAATATCTTCTACTTTGTTTGTCCTAACAAGTGTAAATTTATCTTCGGCAATGTCAATACCATAATTAGGTAAATCTCCTAATGTAATTGCATATTCAGTGTCAATGTAAATAACGCCATAACCTTGTTGTTGCGCTTGTTTGGCAATTGAGAGTGCTATGAAACTTTTGCCTGTACCACTTTCTCCAGCTAAACAGAAAATTTTTCCACTCTCAATTCCACCGTTTAAAAGGTGGGTTGAGAGTGAAGCATCTAATAAATAAACACCAGTTGAAATATATTTTTTCTCTCGTATTTCATTATCGATTTGAATTGGTACTGATTTAGATATTCCTTTAAGAATATCTGTTACTGCTGTAAAACTGAATTGTTTTTTTCCAGTTGCTCCTTTTTGATCTTTTTTAGCCATTTCTTATTAGTTGAATTTTACCTTATATAATAAAAAATGATAGTTGTTTAAAATACTTGATAAAGTAGATATAATATTTAATATATACTTGAAAGTAAATTAGATATATGAGGAAAACACCTACGAAATGGGATACAAAGTCCTTTATTAAAGCAGCTCGTAAAATACATGGTAGGAAATACGATTATTCTAAAGTAGAATATGTAAAAATGTCTAAACATGTTATTATTATATTTAATGGGAAAAAATATAAACAATCTCCGGAAGGACATTTAATGGGATATAAACCAGAAGGTATACGTAAAACAACAGCTCAATTTGTTAAGGACGCTCGTAAAATACATGGTAGTAAATATGATTATTCAAAAGTTAAATATGTGGATGCACGTACACCTATTATAATTATATTTAAAAATAAAAAATATAAACAAACTCCCATTGGACATTTAAATGGTAATAGACCCGAAGGACAATCACATCCTACAAAAAAGACTACTAAGCAATTCATAAAAGAAGCAAAGAAAATACACGGTAGAAGATATGATTATTCAGAAACTAAATATGTAAATTATAAAACGCCAGTTATAATTATACTTAATGGTAAAAAATATAAACAAACGCCTAATGATCATTTAGCAGGATGTAAACCAGAAAATAAAAAAATTAAATTAACAACTAAACAGTTTATTAAAAAGGCTCGTAAAATACATGGTAATAAGTACGATTATAGTCTAACTGTATATCAAGATATAAAAACTCCAGTCATTATTATGTTTAATGGAAAAAAATATAAACAAGCCCCTGACGGACATTTGTTTGGATATAAACCTGAGGATGTACCAAAGAAAATGACAACTAAACAGTTTATAAGAGCTGCTAAAAAGGTACATGGTAATAAATATGATTATTCATTAACAATATATAGTGGACGACGTGGTAAGATAAAAATTATATATTATGGTGATATATATGAGCAAGATGCTATTTCTCATTTAAATGGTTACCAAGTAGAACCAGTTGTACCTAATAAAAAATATTTTTTAGAAAAAGCAATAGAAATACATGGAAATACTTATGATTATTCAAAAGTAAATTTTATAGATGGGTATACTCCTGTTATTATTATACTAAATGGCAAAGAATATATGCAAACACCATATTCACATCTATTAGGAAAATATCCTGAAACAGATTCTAGTAATAATTCAGCAGGAGAATTAAAAATAAGAAAATTTCTTACAGAAAATAATATATTATTTAATATACATAAAAAATTTATAGACTGTAGAAATATTTTACCTCTGGCATTTGATATATATCTACCAGATCTAAACATATGCATCGAATATGATGGCGAATTACATTCAAAACCAAATAAATTTTTTGGCGGGCAAAATAGATTTGATCAATATAAAATAAATGACTTCATCAAAGACAATTACTGTCGTACCAATAACATACACCTTATACGAATCCCTTATACTCGTTTCAACTATATCGAAGATATTTTATCCGCAGAACTTTTACATATATTAATAGAAAAAGCTCCCAATTAAAGGAGCTTTTAATTTATCACACTTTAAGAATTACTTTTTAACTGCTTTACGTGCTACCAAAACTACGTTGTTTGCAACGAATCCTGTTTTAGCATGTAGTCTTTTAATCACAACTGAATTAGGACGTTTTCCTTCAAGTGCTAATTTTTCGCCGGTTACATCACATTTTCCATGTTGTTCACGATAGATATTATAAATATCTTGTGGAGAAATTGTAAATTTTTGCTTCAATACCTTATTTGTGGTCTTTGCAGCTACTACGAGACGATTAAAATAATTCATCTCTTTTGTGTTTGATTTTGACATTTTCTATTTTTAAGTTTTATTACCGAATATCCGGTATGATGCTTATAGTATTTTTCCGTCCATTTGTTTTAAACTATTTTATAACACATTGACAATCATAACAATAATTTTATAATAATTCTTTTAATTTCATTTTTCTTAGTTCTTTATCGGAAGGATAAAGTAAATAATCTTTATATAATTCTAAAATTTTTGGCTGTGAAGCAGCAAAAATAGCTTGTTCTTCGGTTTCAAACAAAAGCCGCGACCCGACATCCGTGCTCGCACCCGCGTAGTCCGAAGACGTAGACGAAAAGACGAAACCCGACCCGGATTTATCTGGCACTATTTCGAACCAGTTGTAGTACTTGGCTTTGCCATCTTTCCAATCAGGTCTCCAAAACTTTCGAATTGCGTCCAGTGTTATCACTAACTTGATGTACGCAATAAAAGAACTTTGATGTTCTATCGGCAACATCGAAACATCTGGTAGTGCAGTCGAAATATGTCCTGTGACCAAACAGGCATCTTCGTAAGATGTTATTATAGATGGTTTCTTTTTTGATAGTTTAGTTTTTATCATTTCATTATATCTTTAATTTTAATAAATCGTCTAAATTCGGCGTTGTTTTTAATTTTTTCATCATATTCCTTAGTAGCTTCTGATATACCTACTAAAAAGAATAATGTTGATATTATAGGAATTATTGATGTTAATATTATAAAAGGTACAAAATAAATATTATAAAATTTTGCTCTAACTTTCCTATATTTATATAACATTAATACTATCAATACCCAATTAATAATTATATTAGCACCATATATAATAAATAATATACTAATAATCACTTGAGTAATTTTTTAAGATGTTTATTTCTTCTGTAAGAAGTATTATGGTGATAAATATAATTACGATCGATGATAGACTCTTTTACACCAAGATATAAAGTCATTATTGACGCAATTGGTATAAATGGTATAGCAACGAATATCAATAAAAGTTTAATAAAACTCACTGAGTAAATAGTTCTTCTATAATTATTAACTATGATTAAGCTAAGTATCCAGCTAATTATAATATTTAAACCATATATAATAATTAATATTATTTTAATCATCCAATGATATCTTTAATATATTGTTTTCTTCTGTATTTAACATTTTTTAAAATTTTATCATTATGATCAATGCGTACCATTAATCGCCATATAATAATACTAGACACTAAAAACCACATTGAATATTTCAATACTACCAATACCCGTCGCAATGAATATTTTTCATCATACCAGTTATTCAGATAACATAATGCGTGCGCAGCACCTACAATATTTCCAATAGTTATTACTAAATATATATCAAACATACATTCTTTCATTTTAATATTTCTTCAAGATGTTTATTTCTTCTAAATTTTAAATTATTTTTGTATTCATATAAATATTCATCACATATCTCACCGAACTCTCCACCGACTATAAATATAGTTAAATATGGTACTAGTAATAAACCAATAAGTCTGAACATCAATGGAGGCCATTCTATTTTTTTATTAATTTGTTTGTATTTTATAACAGTTAATATTATCAATATAAATCCAACGCACGTCAATACTAAACAGCCAGCAAGCAGTGTTAATATCCCTTTATCTCCATTTCTCATTATTTCATTAATTTTTTAATATGTTCTTTTCTCCTAAATTTATAATCTGATATTATTTTATTTTTATAAAATTGTTCATAATCCTTCTTCAATTCAAGCGATGCTTGTATTATCATATATGTCCCATATATAGGTATAATTAATAACAACATTCCTGTCAATTTCATTTTAGATCCAAAATGTTCATTTAAATATAATGAATATTTAATAGATGCTATGGTGTATAATAGCCAGTTAAAAAC